TCATGCTGTGGATTTTCCGGCGCATGGGCCGCCCGTGATAACGATTTTTATTATGTCGGTGTTTCTTTCTTTCTCCCTGAAATTAAGCATTTTATCAATGCTGGCATGAAACAGCGCACCTAATTTTCTTATTGTTTCCGTGCTGGGCTTTGCCACGCCTACTTCCCATTTTGAAACCGCCTTATTTGTTACACCGATTTTCGAAGCCAACTCCAACTGCGACATTTTCGACATTGACCGAAGTCTATAAATGTAATTACCGAATTCATAGTCATTCATCCATGTTATCCCTCCTTGCACTTTTTATTATAGCGATGCTTATACCATCACGCAACAATGCAGCTATCGAACACCGGTAGAAGTTTTCACGGCCTGCTCTCTGCGGCAAATGCCTGATACATGCTCAAAGGCGCGTGAATGCATGGTCATCTGCCGTTAAGCATTTCGGGAAAGTTCCCCTTTAAGAAATGCCTGTATTCAGGATGATCCGATGCATTCTCATATTCCTCGGGAATGGTTCTTCTGTTCCATTCTCTGGTTTTGTCCGTCATTTCTTCATATCTGCGTATAGCGATAAGCCCTTCCCGCTCGGCCTGCAAAATGGCTTCATATGCGTCTGGAATGAATTCCACGCCAGATACGTCCACTGCCGCGCTGCTTGCGGCGGCGTCGGGAATATTCAGAGCAAAGCCTGAATCAGTAATCGTCTTGGCGGAATAAATATAGCCCGATACGCCTTTATATGTGCTTATCAGCGCATTTGGATAATATTCTTCCAAGCGCTGCCGCCCGTCTTTATCAAAGCCGTACGGCCCCCACTTTTGATATTTCCCGTTATACGAAAAGCCCGTTTCCTTGCAATACTTTTCAATTGAATTGCTTAAATAGACCAACACATTTTCCCTTTTCACCGAAAAAATAAACCAGCGGGATGCCATGATTGGAAACCTGCGGCCTCAGTTGAGTAAGCCCCTTGACCGGCGATGCATGATAGTACATTTTCTTCCCTCCTAACGCTGTTATAAAAACCGAGTTCCTGATTTTGCACAATATCAGTCGGTCTGTTTACCGAAATCACATTTAACTTTTTCAAAGTTTTCCGCTAACATGTCCGCACCGTTCTTGAACACACCGATTTATCGAATTGACTTTACCATATTATTATATTTATTTCAAATAAAACAGCACGATGGCTTTGATGCAAAACCTTCGTGCTGTTTGGTGGTGGAGCGGGACGCACGGCATCCGAACGCTTCCCCGCTCTCAAAACTCTGCAAATCGTTCAGTGTGACCGTGCTTTTATCTCCGCTGAAATTGTAGGTCAGCGTCAGATGGTCGTCATAAACGAATACGGCATTCACGAAGGTCTGAATCAGACGCTTTTGCACGTCTCGTTTCGTATGATCCGCTTTGCGCAGCTCGTCAAGGTAGAAGGCAATATGTGACTTTTTCAGGTGGAAGCCACGGGCAATCTCCTTGTCGGCAATGGACGCCTTTAAGTCAGCCTTCTGCTGTGTCAGCTCATCCATGCGTTTCTTGGTTTCGTCTGTCAGTATACCGGCCTCAATGGCACGGATGAGGTTTGAAATTGCTGTGTCCGTCTGCGCAAGCTGTGTTTGAAGGTTTCGTAACTCTTCTTGACTGTTGTCCTGCGCAAGGTAATATTCCCATGTACGGTCAACAATGAAGTCCATCAGTTCGTCGTCCTGTAGAAGCTCACAGGTAGCTTTGATAACCGTGTCCTCAATATCGGCCTGCCGTATCGCTTTTTTGTCGCAGGTGCGGAAGCGCTTCTTGTTGGAGCAGATATAATAATTATGCTTTGCACCCGTGTGGCTTGTTCCGCTCTCGCCGAACATCAGAGCGCCGCATTTTCCGCAGAACAGCTTGTCCGTAAGGATGTAGTCTGCGCGGCTCCATGTTTTCGCCGGAGCACGCTTGTTGACCTTCAGCATTTCCTGAACTTTGTTGAAAACCTCATCCTCAATGATACGGGGGACACCGTCCTTGACCTCATTGCCTTGATATTCGTAAATGCCGACGTACTTCTTGTTTTTCAGAATCGAATGCAGGCTGTTCTTTGTGAAAGGTCCGCCCCGCAGTGTGCGAAGACCCATCTCATTCAGCTTTTCAACGATTTCCGTAATTGTCTTTCCGTCTGCGTACATGGTGAAGATCATCCTCACCGTGGGCGCGGTCTTTTCGTCTATGACGAACTTTTTGTCCGGTCCGGTCTTGTAGCCCAGCGGACGGTTGCCGCCCAGCGACTGGCACTTCTCCGCACTCTCAGCACGGCCACGGCGGATGTTCTGCGAAAGCTGTAAGCTGTAATACTCTGCAAAGCCTTCCAGCACGCTTTCAAGAATCACGCCCTCCGGGCTGTTCGGGATGGTTTCGGCCACATACTCGACGCGCACGCCGTTCTTACGGCACTTCATCTTGTTTATGGCGATCTCTTCCCGGTTACGTCCGAAACGGTCAACCTTCCATAGGATGATAACCGAAAACTGCTTCTTGGCCGTGTCTTTCAACATCCGCTGGAACTCAGTGCGGTTATCTGTGCGCCCGGTCTTTGCCCTGTCAATATATTCGTGTACGATTGTGTAGCCGTGTGCCGCAGCGTATTTCTTAGCTTCGGAAAGCTGTCCTTCAATGGACTGCTCGCCCTGACTGTGGCTCGAATACCGGGCATACACTGCGGCCAGCTCGCCGCCTTCCGGCTTTGCCATCGGCACTTGCCATTTAATATCCATTGACATACTCGTCACCCATCACGCCCTTCTGCGCCCAGCAGGAGGGCTTTTTCTGTCCATTCGTAGGTTGATTGCTGCGTTTCTTTGACAAGCCCGTAGGCTTGAAGATTCCTCAAAATCGAAGTTGCACAGTTATACCCGCACATACATTTCCGCTGAATCGCAGATGTCGTAAGTTGCGGTAGTTCAGCCAGATTGGCTGCAAATGCGTCCCGATTGTCCCGAACCTCAATAGGCAGGAATGGCAGGAGAGCCGCAGCGTTAATTTTGGGTTGTACTGGCTGCGCGGGAACTGACATTTTTTCAAGCGCCGATTCAACTTTTTTTATTTTGCTTTTCATGTAAATCAGTTGAATTAGCTTTTTGAAACCACGAATCAGCGGACTGATCCACAGCGGAAACAGAAGGAACGTCATAGTTGCTACTACGTTATACACCGCTGTCCAGAATGGCTGTTCCCTGTTTACGTTTAGCATGGCAACAAAAGCGGCGGATGCGGCGAATAGGTATGCGCCCAGTAAGGCAATTCTCACGGCTTTTGGCAACTGTGAGAACCTGAAGGACCCCACGCTCCGAATTCCATCTATCAAAACCACATTGTTTGCCTTGGCGAGTTCTTGGGCGGCTTTTGTGAATGTGCTATTGGTAACAACCATTGCACGGTCACAGTTATACAGTGCTTTCCCGGCCACGGCTTCCTGTATCGCACCAAGGCTAACAGGGCTTGAGTAGTATTTGCATTGCACAGCGTATTTGTGTCCTGCTTTGTGGGCCGTAACGTCAACACCAAAGTCACCCGATCCTTTTGTCACCTTAACGCCAGTGTAGCCATGTTGGCGAAGGTATTTTGCAACCAGATATTCGTAATCGTGTCCGTTCAAGGCATTCACCTTCTTTCATGCGAAATTGATCGAAACTTTGTAAATACAATATTTCAGAAACCAAAGTTCAGTCAAGAGACTTATTCAAGAGATTTTCTGCGTAAACAAGCAATTTAGCCTGATCCATAACACCGAGCTTTTCAAAAATGGCAATAAGCTCAATCTCCTGACTGGTCAGTTTTCTTTCAGTTCCGTTGACAATCGTGACAGGCGCGTGGGTATGTCCGATGATTCCGTGGTTGTCCTGAACTGTTTCAACGTTCACTTCGTTTTCACTGCCCTTCAAGTAATCGACGGAAACACCAAAATAGTCAGCAATAGCCTTTACCGTTTTGGCACGCGGTTCTCCGCTCATGGCTTTCCAGTTGTTCGGGGTTGAGCTTGAAAAGCCCAAGTCAGTAGCAAGGCGTGTAATTGCGATACCCTTTTCTGCGCAGAGCGCAGAAACTCTTTCGTAGAATGTCATCCTCAGTCCTCCTAAAATTATCGAGCAAAATCGAAGAAACCTATTGACAATCGAACGAAACTGATATATAATGAAGTAAACCGAATGAGGGTGCAGGAAATCGGCCCCTGCGGAATTCGGTTTTCGCAGCGGTTTGATTGTCTATATAGTTCTGTTGGCACTGAACATTATAGCATTAAACCGAGCAAAAGTCAACAAGAAAGGAGTGTGTTTTGCTTGGACAAATTCTATAGCTGTGAGCAGGTGGCCGAGCGGTACGGCGTTAAAGTCACCACTGTCTGGGAGTGGATCAGATCTAAAAAGCTCCCGGCAATGAAAATCGGTAAGCAGTACCGAATTACTGCTGACCAGCTTCGCGCCTTTGAGGCGCAGGCAAACGAAACCACAGCTAATCAGTAAAAGAGGGAAGTATCATGGCCAATGTCAAAATCGACTGCACACAGATTCCGCGGGTAGAAATGGACATCCTCTGTCGGACGCTGCTTGCAGCTATGGAACTGTTCTACAAGGATCCGGACAATCTGAGCCGATACGAGACATGGCTACAAAAACGCAGAGAGGAAGGCAAGTCCTATGACGACGAGCAGCAAGCAGCGCAGGCGGCACAATAACCTATCCCGCCTTTTCTTCGGCCTTATGACGCTGGTAGTTGCAGAAGCGATTGTGATTGCGGTTCTCGCAATCAGGTGTTCCCCGAACATCGTGAGCACGCCACCTGTAACGTCCGCGCCCACTGTCGAAACGACACAACCGGAGAGGGAAAGCCACATCGACGTGAAAGCGGGTGAAAGCTACATGAAGACGGAGCAGGAAGAGAAATACCTGCATACCGAAGAAATTCCGTTGAGCTATGAGCTTCAGGACGTGATGCAGCAGGCTTGCGATGACTACGGCGTTCCTTATGCGCTGGCGCTGGCAATGGCAGAATGTGAAAGCAGCTTCGATCCAGACGCCGATAACGGCGTTTGCTGGGGCCTGATGCAGATCCACCCGATTAACTATGAGCGTTTGCGCGGGCTTGGGATAGAGCCTACCGAATATGAGGGCAACATTGTTGCCGGTGTCTTCATAATCGGGGAACTGCTGGACAAATACGGAGATCAGCACAAAGCTCTCATGGCTTACAACTGCGGAGAGGGCGGCGCTGCGGAGCTTTGGCAGCAGGGCTATTACACAAGCCAATACTCAAGGCACGTTTTGAGCGTATCTGAAAACTGGCAACACATCATCGACGAACTGAAAAACGTTTAGGAGGCAAAACCATGTTTGAAATCAAGATGACCATCGAAATCCCCGGATTACCGGAAGCGTTGAACGCGCTGGCCGGTTCCATCGGCGGACAGGCAGGCATCGTTACCTTTGGCACAGCCACCGCACCTGTTCAGACTGCGCCCGTCGCCCCGGCTGAAAAAAGCTACACCCTCGACGAATTGAGCCATGCAGGCGCGGCCCTTATCGATCAGGGCAAGATGCCGCAGCTTTGCGAACTTCTCAGACGCTACGGCGTGCAGGCCGTGACGCAGCTCCCTAAGGAAGCCTATGTCCCGTTTGCTGGCGAGCTGAAGGCTCTCGGAGCACAGCTTTGACGGGAGGCGAAGAATAATATGCCTACCCCTAAGAAGCACGCGCTCCTGAGCGCTTCCAGCGCCCACAGGTGGCTTGCTTGTACGGCGGCACCGCATTTCGAGGAAAACTTCCCTGACGGCACAAGCACCTATGCAGAGGAAGGCACTCTGGCTCATTCGATCTGCGAGCTGTACGCCCGCAAGAAGTTCACCGTCATGTCCACCCGGAAGTTTAACTCTGAGCTGAAGAAGCTGCAAGCCGCTCCGCTCTATGCGGAGGAAATGCTCCGGACGGCGGAAGCCTATGTGGACTATCTAACCGAAAAGGCCATGCAATACCCGACTATGCCCCATGTGGCAATGGAGGTCAAGGTTGACCTGACAGAATACATCCCTGACGGTTTCGGAACCTGCGACTGCATCATGATTGGCGGCGACACACTGCACATCACTGACTATAAGCACGGCAAGGGTGTGCCCGTATCGGCTGAAAACAATCCGCAAATGCGGCTATACGCGCTGGGCGCTCTGAGGCTCTACAGCGCGATCTACGGCGACCAAATCAAGAGGGTATCAATGGGTATCTGTCAGCCCCGGCTTTCGCATGAGGCAAGCGAGGACGCGCTCAGCACGGAGGAATTGCTTGCATGGGGCGAAAGCATCAAGCCGGTTGCAAAAGAGGCTTTTGACGGTCCCGGAACCTTCTGCCCCGGCGAGCACTGCCGGTTCTGCAAAGGCAAAGCACAATGCGCAGCTCGCGCAGCGTCATTTACCGGCTTTGAAGAGTTCAAGGACTGCGTTCCTCTCGGCGCGTCTCCGGCAATGCAAGCCGACTATATCACAACCGGGTATCGTCCCACGAACGTTCTCACTGACGCTGAAATCGGCGACCTGTTGATCCGCGCCGAAGGTCTGGTGCAGTGGTACAAGGACTTGCAGGATTACGCATCATCGGCATTACTTTCCGGCAACGAAATCCCCGGCTGGAAGCTGGTAGAGGGCCGCAGCAATCGTGCCTTTACGGATGTTGACGCCGCCGTGCAGAAGCTGATTGCCGCAGGGTATGACGAAGCTCTGATCTATGACCGCAAGCCGAAGACCCTCTCGGAGCTGGAAAAGATGCTGGGCAAGAAGACCTTCGCTGAGCTACTTTCCGACTGCGTTGTCAAGCCGAAGGGCAAACCTACACTTGCTCATGTGTTTGACCGGCGCGAGACGTACTGCCCCGGCGCGGCTGAGTTTGAGGGCGTGGACAATGGCTGAAACCGTATATCTCAATGACGGCAGCATGGAATGCATCTTTGAGGACGAAGGCATTTTCCTTGAACGTCTGCTGCGTGAAAAGCTCGGTGACGACGTCGCACGGTGCTTCCGTGAGTACATTTCAGAGCTGAAAGAGGAAGTTCAAATGTGGCAGGAGCAAGTCAAGGACTACGAAAGCAGCGCGGACGGCTATCTGGATATGTGCCGCGATGCCTGCGATTCCTTCACCGAAATTATGGATCTGCTGGAAGCCCCACGATTGAACAGGGACGTGCTGAAATCGACGACCGGAGATGCGTATAACGCGATCTGGAAAAACCTTTAACCCTACCTGCGGATGCAGGACTGAACATATTGAATCTTATGAATCTTATGAATTTTATGGAGGAATTAAACCATGTATCAGAATGATCCTAAGAGAGTTCTCACTCCCGAATGCCGCCTGTCCTACTGCAACCTTGTGACTGCCCGTGCGCCGCAGAACGGCGTCGGCGATCCGAAGTTCAGTGTGACGCTGCTGATTCCCAAGTCAAACCCCACTATCAAGCAGGAGCTTGATGCGGCTATGGCCGCCGCCGCTGACGCCGGTGTCAACGCCAAGTGGAACGGCGTCCGCCCTGCCCGCATTGAATCCGTAGTGCATGACGGTGACGGCGTCCGTCCCTCCGGTGAGCCGTTCGGCGAGGAATGCCGTGGCTGCTGGGTGGTGACGGCGTCCAGCAAGAATAAGCCCTATGTCTGCGGCGCAGACAACGTAAACTGTGAGCTGGCCCCCACGGACATCTACAGTGGTATGTACGCCCGTGTGTCTATCAACTTCTACGCTTACAACAGCGCCGGTAAGCGCGGCGTGGGCTGCGGTCTGCGGGCCGTTATGAAGACCCGCGACGGCGAACCTCTCAGCAACTCCGTTGTTACTGCCTCTGAATTTGCCGGTATCGGCGGTGTTCAGGCAGCACCGGCGCAGGGGTACGCTACCGGTCAGTACGGTGTGGCAATGCCCGCAACACCTGCCCCCGGTTACGGCGGTTATCCCGCTGGCGGCGTTCAACCGCAGGCCGGTTACGCTCCCGGCGCAATCGACCCGATCACCGGTCAGCCCAGATAAACCGCAGCGCTGGGCAGGCGGCTACACAATGACCGCCTGCCCGGCAACCTGAAGGAGGCACATTGTGAATCATCTCAGTATCGACCTTGAAACGTACTCAGACGTAGACATCAAGAAAGCCGGTATGTACCGCTATGTTCAAAGCCCCGCTTTTGAGATTCTGCTTTTTGCGTACAGCTTCGACGGTGCGCCCTCTCAGGTCATTGATCTGGCGCAGGGCGAAACCATTCCACAGCATATTTTGTTTGCACTGACTGACCCGCAGTATCTCAAGCACGCTTACAATGCGGCCTTCGAGTGGTACTGCCTCAGCAAGTTCATGGGTGCGCAGCTTCCGCCCTCTCAATGGCGTGACACGATGCTCCACGGCCTGTATGCGGGCTATACAGCAGGTCTGGAAGCCACAGGGCGGGCGCTGGGCATCCCGGAGGATAAGCAGAAGCTCAACACCGGCAAGGCGCTGATCCGCTATTTCTGCGTTCCCTGCAAGCCTACGAAGGTCAACGGCGGCAGGATCCGAAACTACCCGCAGCACGATCCCGATAAGTGGGAGCTGTTTAAGACCTACAATGCACAGGACGTGGAAGCGGAGATGGAAATCGAACGCTGCTTGTCGGTTTTTCCGGTACCCGATTTTATTCAAAAGCAATGGGAAACCGATCTGCTGATCAACGCACGCGGCGTTGCGGTTGATATGGATTTTGTTCACGGAGCGCTTGAGCTGGGCAATATCATACGGACGCAGCTCACGGATGAGGCAGTGCAGCTCTCAGGGCTGGATAACCCGAACAGTGTTAAGCAACTCGCCGGGTGGCTGTCAAAGGAAACTGGAAGCGACGTCACAACGCTGCGCAAAGAGATGGTCAAGGATCTCCTCGGACGTGACAACGCCGACCACGTGCAGCGAATGTTGGAGATCCGGCAGGAGCTGGGCAAGACCAGTACAAAAAAATACAACGCAATAGAAACCGCTGTCTGCTCGGATGGTCGTGTCCGTGGGCTGCTTCAGTTCTACGGTGCCAACCGTACCGGCAGATGGGCTGGGCGTCTGGTGCAGGTGCAGAATCTGCCGAGAACCTACACGGAGCCGTTGGAGTTTGCCCGTGAGCTGGTCAAAGAGCGAAAGCTTGACGCCTTGAGGATGATCTACGGCTCCCCGAACGACACGCTTTCGCAGCTCATCCGCACGGCGCTTGTTGCGGCACCCGGCAATGTTCTGATTGACGCTGACTTTTCAGCCATCGAAGCTCGCGTTATCTCGTGGCTGGCAGGCGAAGAGTGGCGGCTTGAGGTTTTCCGAACGCACGGCAAAATCTACGAAGCTTCGGCGTCTCAGATGTTCGGCGTACCGCTGGAACGCATCAAAAAGGGAAATCCGGAGTATGTACTCCGGCAGCGCGGCAAGGTAGCAGAGCTGGCGCTTGGCTATCAGGGCGGCGTCCCGGCAATGCGGCAAATGGACACCGGAAAGCTGTTGGCGGATCTGCCGGACGAAGAGATTCAGGACATCGTGGACAAGTGGCGCAACACCAATCCCAAAATTCGCAACCTGTGGTACAGCTTCAATGACGCGGCGATCCGTGTGATTCAGAACGGCGGTTCCGTCCGTGTCCGCTGCTGCACAATCTCCCGTGAGTGCGATTGCATACGCGGCACATCGTGTCTGACGATTTTATTGCCGTCCGGTCGAAAGCTGTATTACATCGACCCAACTGTCGGGACAAACCGTTTTGGCGGATCGTCCATCACTTACATGGGCGTAAACGACAAAAACAAGTGGGGCCGCATCGAAACCTACGGTGGGAAATTGGTCGAGAACGTTGTTCAGGCTATCGCCCGCGACTGTCTGGCGCAGGCCATCGAACACCTTGAAGCCGCTGGGCTGCCTGTAGTTTTCCACATCCACGACGAGGTGGTCATCGACACCGCCGCATTCGACACCAACGATGCCATGCTTGACAAAGTGGTCAAGATCATGTCAACCCCGATCCCGTGGGCGGAGGGCCTGCCCCTCGGCGCTGACGGCTGGGTCGGAGCATTTTTCAAAAAAGATTAAGGAGGCAACCTTTTATGTTTATTAAGACTTCTACTACCAACGAAACCACATGGGCCGCGCTGAAGGCGGCGGTCGATAACGGCACCATTGCGCAGGGCGACCTGATCGTTTTCAACCTCAAGAACGGCGAGGAAGTGGCTGTGAGAGCTACACAGGATAAGAACGGCAAGTGGTTCTTCGTCCTCGAAGACTGCCTCGCTGACGAGCACTGCATGAACAAGCGCCCCACCAACAAGGGCGCGTGGGCTGCCTGCGATATGCGGCAGTATCTCAACAATACCGTGTTCGCCCTTCTGCCGGACGAGCTTCAGGCGCTTATTGCGCCGACGACAATCGTCCAGATCGTGGACGGTGAGCGCGTAGAAACCGAAGACAAGCTGTTCCTGCTCTCCAAGACGCAGGTGTTCGGCAAGGGACGCTGGTCGGAACGTGAGCCGGAAGACGCGCAGCTCCTGTGCTTCCTCCGCGAGAAGGACCGCGTGAAGGAGTGCGGCGACAATGGAACATGGTGGTGGTGGCTCCGGTCGCCTGAGGCGTCGTCCTCGTCGGCTTTCGCCAATGTGAACGGCAACGGTGGCAGCGGCAACGGCAACGCGTCCGGCTCTTACGGCGTGGCGTTCGGCTTCTGTTTAATCTGATTTCCCTTTGAAATCCGGCCCCCGGTCGTGGGGCCACCCAAAATACAATAACACAAAATCTACGGAGGCAACTCATTATGAAATGCGAAAAGCTGATTAAAACCGCCGCTACGGTGGCTCTGATCCTTTTTATCGCCGGTGCAGTAATCGGCACCTTGGCCGTTCCCGTGGTCCTGTCTATGTTCTATTCGTGGTACTGGCTGTTCCTGTATGCCGGTTATCTGCTGGTGATCCTCTATGTGGCGCTTTATTGCGTCCGCTACAGCTATGAGGAACATATCACAAAAAATCACACGAACGGAGGAAGACGATGAGGATTATTAAGCCCGGCGTCGAACTCATTACGCCGATTGACGGCGCTGTCATTCTTCAGCGCATCGAGCAGTGCGGGCGTGTCTGCTACAAGTCTGAGAGCCGGATCACCGAAGACAGCGCACCGAAGTTCGTTGCAAACATCATCAAGCGTGGTCATGAGGCCGTTTTGGAGCATTGCAGCTTCACTGTGAAGTTCATTTGTGACCGTGGTGTCTCCCACGAGATTGTCCGTCACCGCGTTGCCTCCTATTGTCAGGAAAGTACCCGGTATTGTAACTACAGCAAGGGCGATTTCGGCGGTGAAATCACCGTCATTGAGCCGTTCTACCTCTGCAAGGGTACTCCGGCCTATGACGAGTGGGAGCTTGCCTGCCGGTGCGCGGAAACGGCATACTTCAATCTTCTGAATTGGGGCCTATCTCCGCAGGAGGCCCGCACCGTCCTTCCTAATAGTCTGAAAACCGAAGTGGTCATGACGGCCAACATCCGCGAATGGCGACACTTCCTCAAGCTGCGGTGCTCCAAAGCCGCACACCCGCAAATGCGCGAGGTGGCTACACGGCTGCTGAAGGAGCTTCAGGAGAAAGTCCCGGTTTGCTTCGACGACATCATGGAGGGCTGAATGAAGATACGAATTTACATGAAAAACGGAATCGTTCTTCCGGATTTCAAATGTGACGAGTTCGCCACCCAGCGAAACAACCTGACCGGAGAACTCACCGGCTACAGTTTTTCTGGCGGCAAAGTGCCGCGCCCCATGTACCTTGATCTGAGCGAGATACTTGCGATTTGGAGGATTGACGATGACGATGACGAGAGCTGAAATTCTTGAAGAGGCTCGCCGCTGCGTATGCGGTGAGCGTGAACAGGAGTACGGCACGCCCGAAAACAATTTCGCCCTTGTCGGCAAGCTCTGGGAAGCGTACAGCGGCCACCCCTTCAGCGCGAAGGACGTTGCTATGATGCTGGCGCTTCTGAAAGTGGCGCGGATCAAAACCGGCGTTAAGGGTGACAGCTTCATCGACCTTGCCGGTTACGCCGCCTGTGCGGGCGAGATAGCTACACAGGCGGCAAAGAAGCGGTACGTTCCGAATGACAACACCTGCGTTTACTGCGGCACTGTCATTCCCGAAGGGCGGCAGGTCTGCCCCGCTTGCGAAAAGGCGGTGGCGGGAAATGAATGAACTGACCGCCAAAGAGGCAGAAGTGTGGACAAGGGAAATGGCCCGTATAACGAACGGGGCTATTCGTGAAATCCTTGAAGCCGCATTCTGCGGTTAAATACTTTGCCGACCTGTTTCTGACCGTGGCAAGTGTTGCCACCTTTGAGCACTTCAAGTTGGGAGGTGAGGCAAATGGCGAGGGATGAGTGTTGGGACGCTCTCAGGGAACACGCCCGGCAGAACCACAAGGAGCGTGTGGCGAAGAATCCTGACCGCATTGAATACGCTATCCGGCAGCTTGAGATGCACAACATCGAGTACAGCCTGAAGAATGCCGCTACCGGTCATTTCCACTGCCGCCGCAAGTCCGATGACGCGCTGATTCAGTTCTACGCTGGGACCGGAAAAATCCTTGGATACGAGCAGCGAGGCATTCACAACCTGATCCGCATTTGCGAGGAGGGCACTGAATGAAAGACTGGACCGGCAATTCCCGGTCTGCCCATGCCGTTCTGGGCGCACGCAACTACGCCCAGAACGAGCGTGAGGTCAATGACTACTACGCCACTGACCCGAAGGCCGCGCAGCTTCTCATGGAAGTGGAGAAGTTTTCTCCGATGATATGGGAGTGTGCCTGCGGTGAAGGTCACTTGGCAAAGGAGTTTGAAAAAGCCGGGTATCACGTATACGCAACGGATCTCGTGGATCGCGGCTACGGCTATCAGCAGGATTTCTTGAGTTGTGCTGCCCCCCCCCATTCCCGGATTCGATATCATTACAAACCCGCCTTACTCAAAGGCACAGGAGTTTGTCGAGCACGCGCTTGATATCTCCGAAGACGGCTGCAAGGTGGCAATGTTTCTTAAAATTCAGTTCCTTGAAGGCAAAGCCAGACGGGCGCTGTTTGAGAAATACCCACCGAAAACCGTATATGTCAGCACCGGTCGCCTACGCTGCGCCACGAACGGCGATTTTGAGAAATACGCAAAATCAAACGCTGTGTGTTACTGCTGGTACGTGTGGCAAAAAGGCTACACCGGCGAGACGGTGATTAAGTGGATCAATTAGGAAGGAGAACCGAAGATGGATAACAAGAAAAGCAGCGGTGGAGGGATCGGTTTTACCAGTCTTCTCACGATTGCCTTTATCGTCCTGAAGCTGACACACGTCATTGATTGGTCGTGGTGGTGGGTGCTGTCTCCCATTTGGATCAGCTTCGTGATTTTTACGGTCATCGTCATTATCGCTGCTCTGAGCAACAGGTAATGGCGCGTGTCACAAATCATGCGGCACGGCGCACGAAAGAACGCCTCGGTATATCAAAGCGTGCCGCCGAAAAGAACGCGGAAAAGGCGTTGCAGGCTGGTATACGCCACTGCGATACAAGCGGCAGTCTGAATCGGTACATAAGCGCCTTATATTGGCGGCATCAGACGGCAAACAACGTTCGGATATACTGCGACAACGTCTACATCTTCCACGACAGCGTTCTGATAACCGTGTTTCCGTTGCCGCAGAAGTATAGGAAGACAGCAGCAAAGATCAGGAGGAAAGCACTATGAATATCCCTGAAAAGGTCAAAATCGGCGGCAATACCTACACCGTGGAGATTACCGACAAAATGGATTTCGGTATCAGCAATGTGTCTGCCGAAGTCTCATACACCGATCTGATTATCCGGATCAGCCCGCAGGCTCAATCCAAAATGGAGGTCGATTTTGTCCATGAGCTTCTGCACGCCGCTTTCTTTTATCTCGGCTACCGTGAGCACGACGAGAAGCGCATTGACGAACTGGCTCATGTGCTGCACATGATTTTGTCGGATAACCCGGATGTGTTTGCCCCTGCTGAGGTGGGCAAGCATGAGAGTTAAACAGTACAAGGGTCAGGTCTTCGGCGCGGATCTGACTGCGAAGGAACGCAAGGCGCTGAACATTGAAATCAACCGGCAAATCGTTGAGGCTGACCGCAAGTACATGAACAACGTCGATGCGCTGTTTCTCTATTTCCTGCACAAGCATCTCGGTTTCGGGAAGAAGCGGCTCAGAAAGGCGTGGGAACAGTTTTCGGTCATTCATGACGATCTGGTCAGTTACTATCAAATGCCAGAAGACGGTGCTTGGCTCGCCGAACGAAAGCTGAAGGAAATCGGCGTTGACGTCGCCGCATGGAACGCAGAAAAGGAGGACTGACAATGACTGCTTGCACAGAATTACAAAGCCCGGTAGTCAACCCGGAGAAGATAAAAACACCGTTCGCCACTGTGGTTGTCGGCGGTACGATTGATAAGCCCTATTACAGCATCATGTATTTCGACGCTGGGGAAATGCACATTGGCTTTAGCTCCTACAATCTGGCGTATGTGAGGCAGTGGCTATCCGAAGAATTCGAGGTGGATTCTCCCACTGCTGATATTGCGCCGGTGCTGCATGGGAGATGGGTGTACGACCCCAATGCGTGGGATTGGAATTTAGGCGGGTATGTGTGCGGCTTGTGCGGTATACGCAACAATAATCTTCCCGGAGATTCCAGATTGAACCCGCTAAACTTTAGCGGATCTACATACTGCCCCAACTGCGGCGCAAAGATGGACGGAGGTGTGGGCAAGGAGGTTCGCAAATGACGATGGATAAAAACGTCTTTCACCTCAAAAAGCGCATCAAGTATGCGGGTGATGTTCACGCCAGACTTCTTGATGCCGGGTGGGATTTAGATACCGCTGCCTTATTTGTGGACGGCATTCCGGATGCCGATGCCGAAGAGGTTGTGCGGTGTAAAGAATGCCAGTTTGTCAAACGGCATGGGCGGGAGGGTGGCATCGTGGGTTATTACTGTGGACACCCAAAAAACAAATTCGCCTATGGTCGGAGCGGGAATTGTGTATTTTTCCCGCCGAAAAAGGCAAACGATTTTTGCAGCTATGGAGAACGGAGGGATGGCAATGACTGAATACATAGATCGAGAAGTGCTGCTTGATCATATCAGGCGCACCTACTGCGCTGACTGCAATGACCACTACGGCGTAAAATGCAGATCATGTGAGATGGATGATGCTATTCATGTGATAGAAATCTTCCCGGCCTCCGACAATGTACCGATATTGCACGGACGTTGGGAAAAGGATAGAGATACGATTAAGTGCTCTGTCTGCGGCTTTGGGATGTTACCGATTAAATACGCGTTCCAGAACGGACTATGTGTCGGTGACAGCGACGCACGTTATTGTCCCAGTTGTGGCGCATTGATGGTGGAGGCGGCTACACAATGAGTTACGACATTAGCTTCAAAGCAAAGCTGGAAGGTACTGATCAGTGGGTATATGTCGGCGCTGACTGGATCAACCACACATCCAATACCGCCGCAATGATAAAAGAGGTCTGCGGCTCTTACCCTTCCGAATGGAACGGCAAGCGCTGTTCTGATATGTACCCCGTACTTATGCAGGGCGCATCCCTGCTGAATCTGCACCCGCAGCGCTACCGGCAGTTTGAGCCGGATAACAGATGGGGTACTGTGGAAAGCACATTGGACTTCCTCATGAAGATTGCCGACAACTGCGACAAATACCCGACAGCCATAATCGAAGTTGACTATTAGGAGGGATCGCAGCTATGGCAGACAATCTGCGGCGGAACAGCGAGGGCTATTACGACCCCACTGCATACGCCGGTATGAAAGCGGTTATCCGTGAGGAAAACGCGCTGGATGGGCGCGTGAACGATCTTATTAAGGTCATTAAGTTTATCATCAGAAACTGCGGCTTTGAGCTTGTCAGCCGCATTGAAATCAAAGACGTTAAGACCGGGAGGATTTTCAGATGAATGATAGAACGATTGCTGAGCTTGAGGAGGAGCTTCGGGAGGCACACGACAAAATCAGGTATTGCGAACGCAAGAACGAAGAGCTTTGTAAGCGTATGCGCGTGAGCGTAATGCCGATTCAAACTGACACCTACTCTGAGGCCGTCAGCGCCTATGGCAAGCAGTCTCAGCTTGTAATGGCTATGGAGGAAATGTCGGAGCTGACCAAGGAACTGTCTAAGTCTCTGCGCGGCGCAGACAATGCGGATGCGCTGGCCGAAGAGATTGCCGACGTAGAAATCATGCTGGAACAGCTCAAGGTCATTTACCGCAACCGCGCTCTGGTGGACCGTATCCGTGCGCAAAAGCTGGTGCGTCTGGCTGACCGTATCACGGGAGACGCGAGGGAATGAGCGGTGAGAAGCTACACAAGGAAGCGACACCTTCCCCGGTAACGGGGGGGGTGATCCTGAAGACGGGAGTACCTGATTATGACGTATGACAGACAAATCACCATATCCGTAGGCAACAACCGCCGTGATATGGTTTGGAAACAGACGGTTATGACCGTCGAAGAACTCTACAGGCGCTTGTCTACGCCCGTCAGAGGCACGGAAACCCTGCAAGACTATCTGCACCTGAAGAAGGCGCAGCAGGACGACCTGAAGGACGTGGGCGGCTTTGTGGGCGGTACGCTGCTCGGACAGCGCCGCAAGTCCAACAACATGACCGGGCGCGACATCATTACGCTGGACTTCGATAATATCCCCGGCTGGCAGACTGAGCTTGTGGCGGATAAAATGAACGCTCTCGGATGCAGCTATTGCATTTACAGCACCCGTAAGCATACGCCGGAGCGCCCCCGCCTGCGCATTATCGTCCCCACCGACAGAACCATGACCCCGGACGAATACGAGCCGTGCGCACGCCGTGTGGCGGCGCATATCGGCATCGGTATGGCTGACCCTACCACGTTTGAAACCTGCCGCCTGATGTATTGGCCGTCCTGCTGCGCCGACAGCGAGTTTGTCTACCGGACGCAGGATGCGCCGCTGCTGTCCGCTGATTTCCTGCTGGGTACATATGTGGATTGGCACGACCTGACGAGCTGGCCAGTTGTCCCCGGCGCTACCAGTTATCAGAAGCTGGCTATGAAGCAGGGTGACCCGGAGGAAAAGCAGGGGCTTGTGGGTGCCTTCTGCCGCACCTATAACGTGCTGAGCGCCATGGACACGTTCCTCCCCGGCATCTATGAGCCGGTGGACAACGATCCTGACCGATACACCTACCTCGGCGGCTCTACCACCGGGGGCGCGATTATATACGACGGCGGCAAGTTCCTTTTCAGCCACCACGCAACCGACCCCTGCGGCGGGAGGCTGGTGAATGCGTTCGATTTAGTCCGGCTACACAAGTTCGGAGATAAGGACGACAGTGCCGCGCTGGAAACGCCGGTGGTCAAGCTTCCATCCTACAAAGCCATGTGCGATCTGGCTCTGTCCGATAAGACCGTCTGCGCAACGCTCAACCGTGAGCAGCACGAGCAGGCCATGCGGGAATTTGAGGGCATGGGCAATGAGCCTGCACAGGAAGATGAAATCGCATGGGCAGAGCGGTTGCAGCGGACGCAGGACGGCAAAATCAAAAGCACCATCGACAATGTGCTTATTATCCTTGACGGCGACCCGCTCCTGAAGGGCAAATTTGCCCTCAATCAGTTCGCCGGACGCGGCGAGGTACTGGGACCGCTGCCGTGGAAAAAGGACGGCAGACGCCGCCTATGGTCCGATACGGATAGCAACGGCCTTTACTGGTACATGGAGCGCTTCTGGGGCATTACGACACGCGGCAACATCGACAGCGCCCTTGATATCCACGCGTCACAGCACGCATTCAATGAGGTACAGGACTACATCAACCGTCTGACGTGGGACGGCGTGCTGCGTCTGGACACGCTGTTCATCGACTATCTGGGTGCACAGGACACCGCATATAACCGCGCTGTGTGCCGCAAATCCTTTACGGCGGCAATCACCCGTGCAATGGTCCCCGGCTATAAATACGATAATATGGTCATTCTGTCCGGCCCGCAGGGCATCGGCAAATCAACGCTGCTGGATAAAATGTCCCGTGGCTGGTTCAACGACAGCATCCGTACCTTCGAGGGTAAGGACGCATCGGAGCTGCTGCAAGGTGTGTGGCTGGTGGAGGTCAGCGAGCTTGACGCTTTCCGTAAAACCGACGTCGCCCGCATCAAGCAGTTCCTCTCCCTCCGCGCCGACCGCTACCGTGCCGCCTATGGCCGCCATGTCTCGGAGCTGCCCCGGCGCTGCGTATTTTTCGGCAGTACGAACACGACGGACTTTTTGCAGGACCTGACCGGCAACCGCCGTTTCTGGCCCGTGGACGTTGGGGAAATTCCGCACAGCAAAACCGTGTGGAAGGATCTCACCGATGAGGTCATTGACCAGTTGTGGGCGGAGGCAAAAGCCCGCTGGCAGTCCGGAGAATCACTGTATCTGACCGGGAAGGTCGAACAGGAAGCCCGCGAGAAGCAGGAAGAGCACCGCGAGGTATCTGTGCGCGAGGGTATGATTGAAGCCTTTGCGGAAAAGCAGGTGCCGGTTGACTGGGCGAAATGGTCTATTGACAGGCGGCGGGATTTCTGGTGCGGAGCTACACGGACGGCGGAGGGGCAGGAGCTGGCGCTTGTTGACCGTGACCGGATCTCCGCTGTGGAGGTATGGTGCGAACTCTTCAGCGGGAATATCCGCGACATGAAGCCCGCTGATACCCGCGAAATCAACGCCATTCTGGCAAGGCTCGACGGCTGGAAGCGGTCTGACACAGTTATCAGAGTAGGCCCGTACAATGTTCAGCGCGGCTTTGTTCGTGACCGCTGAAAATCCTGTAACATTCGGGTGTAACAGCCTTTGTTACACGGCAGAATTGTTACAAAAGCCTGTAACATTGTAACATCGGTGTAACACTTGGATGTTACAGCAAAAACGCAGGAATTTCAATGTTTTTTACGGCTTTGTAACATTGTAACATTAAATTCTTATAGAGTATCAAAAATAAAGGCGCAACACGTTATATTACGCCATAGCGCCTATATACGCCTATGTATAGGGGTATTTATAGAAAAATAGCGCCGAATGTTACAAACGACGCTTTTCAAGGAGGAACTAATGCTTGAATCCTATTACGAAAATAAGCTGAGAACAGGCGTCCAGAAGCTGGGGAACGGCGCCCGGTGTTTGAAGTTCACAAGCCCCGGCTTTACCGGAGTACCTGACCGGATTATTCTTCTACCCGGTGGAAGAGTGATATTTGCGGAGCTGAAGCAGCCGGGAAAATCGGAGCGGAAGCGGCAGCTTTATGTGCAGGAGTTGCTTCGGAAGCTGGGGTTTGAGGTTTTCTCGGCGGTCAATAGCGTGGAAAGGGTTGAAGCGGTCATCGCACGGTGCAGGGAGGTGATGGAGCGTGAAGGAGTTTTGCCCTCATAACTATCAGGAGTATTGCATCAATCGGATTATTGCGGATCCGGCTTTGGGCCTGTTTCTGGATATGGGGCTTGGGAAAACGGCTATCACGCTGGCGGCAATCAAGCGGTTGAAGTATGAGTATTGGGCGGTTCGTAAGGTGCTTGTTATCGCTCCGAAGAAGGTAGCTGAATCCACATGGCACAAAGAAGCGGCAAAGTGGAAACAGCTTTCCGATCTCCGGCTGGTACACGTCCTCGGCTCTGTGGGTCAGCGTACCGCAGCGCTGGCCGAAACGGGTGACGTGTATCTCATCAACCGTGAGAATACGCAATGGCTTGTGAACTATTACCGGCATGACTGGCCGTTTGACATGGTGGTCATCGACGAGAGCAGCAGCTTCAAGAATCATCAGGCAAAGCGCTTCAAGGCTTTGAAGCTGGTGCGCTCCCGGATCAACCGCATTGTGGAGCTGACCGGCACGCCGAATCCCCGCAGCCTTATGGACCTGTGGGCGCAGGTGTATTTGCTGGACTGCGGCAAGCGGCTCGGCAGGACCATCACGTCATACCGCGACGCATACTTTGTGCCGGACAAGCGCAGCCGCACGACAATCTTCAGCTATGCACCGAAGGCGGGAGCCGCCGACGAAATCTACAACCGCATTTCCGATATCTGCATCAGCATGAAGTCTGAGGACTATCTCGAATTGCCGGAGCTGATCTATGAGGACATCCCCGTTAAGCTGGACGCCGCCGCACAACGCGCCTATGACCGCTTGGAGCGGGACACGCTGCTTCAGGTGGACGAGACAGTCATTACGGCTGGCTCTGCCGCTACTCTGCGCGGCAAGCTCCTACAGCTCTGCAACGGCGCTGTGTACGACGAGGACGGGAACGTCATCACCGTGCATGACTGCAAGATTGAGGCGCTGCTTGAGACTGTGGAGCAGCTGAACGGGCAGCACGCGATTATCTGCTACAACTTCAAGCATGACCGGACGCGGTTGCTGGATGCGCTGAAAGCTACGCAGTTACGGGTGAGAGTGTACGAAGGCAAAGCGGAAGAAGACGACTGGAACGCCGGGAACATTGACCTGCTGCTTATGCAGCCCGCGTCCTGCGGCTACGGTCTGAATCTGCAAGAGGGCGGGCATCACATCATCTGGTTCGGCCTGAATGACAGCTTGGAGCTGTATCAGCAGACCAACAAGCGACTGCACCGGCAGGGGCAGCCCTACCCCGTCATTGTGCATCATCTGGTGGTGCAAGGCGGCACGGACGAAGACGTTATTGAATCTCTGGGCGGCAAAGCCAACGTGCAAGACAGCCTGCTTGAAGCCCTGAAGGTTAGAATTCAGAAGGCTAAGGAGGCCACAACATGACCGTAAAAGAACTATCACAGCTTTACCACCTGAACCGTGAAATTGAGATGGACAAACGCCGCTTGGAAGAGCTGGAAATGCTGGCGTCGTCCCCGAAGGCGCAGAATATAGACGGTATGCCGCACGCACCCGGCTACGGTGACGCCTTGGCTCGCTGTGTTGCTGAAATTGTGGATTTGAAAGCGATCATTTCCGCAAAACAGCAACAGTGCATTTACGAGCGTAACAGGCTTGAGAGGTACATCAGCAGCATCCCGGACAGCCTGACCCGGCAGATATTCACATTGCGTTTTGTGAACGGTCTGAGCTGGTGGCAGGTGGCGTACACCATAGGCGGAAACAACACCGGCGACGGCGTGCGAATGCGCGTGAATCGATACTTGGAAGACACACGCGAATGAATCTTGTTCGTTTTGTTCGCTTTGTTCGTGCTAAACTATAGCATGGAATTCAAGACACAAGAGAGGCGGCTTTCGGTTCTGCCTCCGGCCTCGCCGCCTGTGTCTTGAATTCTTCTTTTCGATGCAAAGGAGGCGCGGCGTCATGATCTACCGGCAGGGACGCAATTACGAAAATCTGAACAAAGTAATTTACAGCGGTACGGGTATGTTTGATATGCCGCGCCTTCGTCCTGAAGAATGTGACGCTGACAGCTTTATCGGCTTTAACTATGCCAAAAGCTGCAAGGAGCCGCAAAGCAAGGGCGTTCACTTCTTCATAGACGATTACCAGTTTACGCGCTTGTGGACGAACCCGGACGCATACCTTGACCTGCTGAAAGCTTTCCGCTGTGTGTTTACGCCGGATTTCAGCACATACACCGATTTCCCAAAGGCGATCCAGATTTACAATCACTACCGCAAGCATTGGCTCGGTGCCTATTGGCAGCAGAACGGGATCCGCGTTATTCCTACGATCTCATGGAGCGACGAAAGCAGCTTTGACTGGTGCTTCGACGGTGAGCCTATAGGCGGCGCTGTGGCCGTGTCAAGCGTTGGAACGCAGATGAATCCGAATGCACGGCGCTTGTTTATGGCGGGCTACAACGAAATGCTGGCGCGTCTCAGGCCCTCGCAAATTCTGTTCTACGGCTTTATTCCGCCTGAGTGTACAAGCGACAGGATCATTCCTATTCTGACGTTTCAGGAGGGCTTGAAGCGCAGAACAAGCGGAAAGTTTACAAAGCACAGCGGAAATTCTCAGGAGGATGTGATATAATGGGTGGTAGAGGCGGAAGCTATTCGCGTTCCGGCTTTTTAGGGCCACATGGAAAACAAAAAACAATGGATGAGGCGCTTGCTGGATCTAACCCTCATTATACGGAAGGCCGTGAGTGGCAACAGAATTGCCAACGCTGCATATATGCCTATGAAATGCAGCGGCGCGGTATTCATGGATCCGCAAACCGGACGATATGTTGATATTAACGCGTACATGAGCCAAGCTGTCAAAAGCGCAACCAAACTCGTTCGTATCGACAACTTAAAGCCGACTGCATTACTTGAAAAGTGCGTCAAAAAGAGAAGCAAATAGGAGGTTATCAGAATATGGCAAAAGCAAAAAACGCCCCCGCAAAGAAGCCCGGTAACGGTAAACCCGTTAAGGGCCGTGTAATTACGCCCCCGAATGCAAGTAAGGAACTGCCGAAGTCCTTCTATCAGCAGGACAAAGTAAAGGGGAAAAAGAAAGCGTCTGAAGTTCCCGATTTCTAATGCCAAAGGGCCTTAACCGTCAGCGGTTTTCCGCTGGCGGTATTTTTATACTCAAAAAGAGGTGAACACACTATGCGGCTTGATAGATTCAAGCATGAATTCAAACGTCTGAACGGCGTTTACGCAACTAAAAAGGTGGTGCTGTTCCGCGATCCGCTTGAGCTGTACAACCTTACGACCGGCAAGGTTATTGCCTCGTTTGACAGTCTTGATGACGCCCTGCGCTTTGAGCTTGAGGGCAAGACCCTTGAACAGCGTATCAGCGCATGGACGGAGATCACCTTCCCCGTTGAGCACGGCGGCAGAGGCAGCGGGTCCGGCATGGGCTTTAACGGCAAGTGGCCGTCCTCCGGTGGTGGAAACGGCAAGGACGAAACAACCGCAGATTTACCGGTGCGCATGAATGTCAAAATCAGTTCGCGGCGCACATACGACGATATGGTACGCGCCTTTACTGCGGCACACGGTGACGCGCTGGAAGAGCATGGCGTTGTTGTGGACGAACAGGGCTTTGCTACGAAATACCGCCACGGTAACGCCGGAAGCATCTCCGGTCTGACCGGCAACGGCAAGGAGATTGCAATCCACAATCATCCGCGTGACGGCTGGCCGACATTCAGCAAGGAGGACGTTGTCAACACTGCGCTCGGTACACGGCGCGGCATTGTGGCCGTCAGCACTAAAACCGGACGCAGTGACGATACGGCGCGTTACGCGGGCGTGTATACCTTCACGAAGGGTACACACTTCAACGCTTCCGGCTTTGTAAAAGCGGTCAGCAACGCGCAGCTTAGCGGCAAGGACTACAACGACGCCGTTTCCAGATGGCTGAAAGCCAACCAGAAGAAATACGGCTATAAGTACAGCTACCAGAAAGCGAAGTAATGAGGGAGGGCGGCTTAGTATCATCGAGGGAGGTGTAAAACGTGAGCAGACCGCAAGACAAGCATCTGATCCCCCTTACTGAACGCAGCGAGGAAGAAGCTCACGCCATACGCTCCGCAGGTGGTAAAGCGTCGCAGGAGAAGCGAAGGCAGCAAAAGATGATGACTGAGCTGCTTCAGATTTATTCTGAATTGCCCATTACGGACAAGAAGCGCAAAGGGCGCTTGCAACGGCTCGGCATAGAGGACGGCGACCTGACGCAGAAAACGCTTGTTGCCGACGCAATCATGCGGGCAGCCCAGAGCGGCAACACCTATGCGATCCAGCTTTACCTTGACCTTATGGGCGAGAGCGGCCTCGGCGGTCCTGTAAAGGAAAACAATCTGCTTGATGCCCTTATCGACGGAACAAAGGAGGACATTGACGCAGATGATATACCAGAGCTTCAGCAAACGGCAGAATCTGACGCTGACGTGGTGGAATAGGCCGAAGTACAGAGAATACGACGGCATTATCTGTGACGGCTCCATTCGTTCCGGCAAAACTGTTTCCATGACGGACGGCTTTATTTTGTGGAGCATGAGCCGCTTCAACGGTCAGAATTTTGCGATATGCGGCAAGACCATTGAGAGCTTGCGCCGCAACGTTATCACCCTTATGCCGCAATGGCTTGAGGGGCTTTTCTCTATTACGGAACGCCGCAGCGAAAACAAGCTGATCATAACCGCGAACGGCGTGACGAACTTTTACTATCTGTTCGGCGGCAAGGATGAATCAAGCTACACCTTAGTACAGGGCATCACGCTTGCGGGCGTCCTGTTCGACGAAGTGGCGCTCATGCCCCGCTCCTTCGTGGAACAGGCAATGGCGCGTTGCAGCGTTGCCGGTTCAAAGTTCTGGTTCAACTGCAACCCGGAGAATCCCGGTCACTGGTTCTATGTGGAGTGGATCAAGAAAGCGCAGGAGCGCAATATTCTGTATCTGCACTTCACCATGAACGACAATTTAAGCCTTGCGCCGGAGATAAAAGCCCGTTATGAGGGTATGTATACCGGCGTTTTCTACAGGCGTTATATTCTCGGCTTGTGGGTGAAGGCCGAAGGTCTTGTTTATCCGATGTTTGACCGGGCAACACACATTGTTCCCAGAATCCCGGAACGCAGCCCACGGCATCGCTATTATGTGTCCGTTGACTACGGCACGGTGAATCCGTTTGCGGCTGGCTTGTATGATTACAGTCCAGCAGAACAGAAGGCCGTCATGGTCAAGGAGCTGTATTATAAGGGCGGCAGCAACAATCGAGTGGACAACGAGGCGTATTACAAAATGCTGTGTGAGCTGATAGGTGATTATCCGATTCAGTACATCATCATTGACCCGTCTGCGTCGTCCATGATCGAAACGATTCAGAAATACAGCAAATACATGGTCGTAAAGGCTGATAATGACGTTCTCAACGGCATTCAGGACGTGACAAAGTTCCTGAATGCCGGATGCCTCTATTTCCACAAGAGCTGCAAGAGTACGTTTGAAGAGTTTGAAACCTACTCATGGGACGAGGAAAAGAACGAAGATGCCGTTATCAAGGAAAACGACCACAGCATGGACCAGCTCAGATACTTTTGCCGCACGGCGCTTCGGAATGAGCTGAAATGGATAGTTTAAGGCGGTGATGGAATGAACTTTTTTACACGCCTGCTAAGGAGGATCAAAATGCTTTTTATTCATAGCGGGACCGATATTGCGAAAGCATTCGGCGTTGAGCTTATTTCCTCATCGGAAATGACCAGCGCTCTTACAAATTGGGACCGCATTTCTACCGGCAAGCCGCCTTGGCTGAACGCCGATGACGAAATCGGAACCATCAACATGGCAAAACACATCAGCGATACCCGCGCAAAGCTGGTAACGCTGGACATTGGTATTGCAATTTCCGGCTCGCCCCGTGCCGATTATTTGCAGGGGCTGGCAGACGACCTGCTCAAGCGTCTGCCTGACCGCATATCGGAGGCTGAACGGCTGGGCGGCATCATGCTCAAGTGGAACGGCGAGACATGGGACTTCATTCTTCCGGGCAACTTCGGCATTACGGCAAAGGACGACAACGGCGAAATCGTTGGTGCGATCTTTGCAGCGCATACCGCTCAGGGCAGCCGCCATTTTACACGGCTGGAATACCACCGCTTTGAGGGCAGCACCGCAGAGGGCGGCAAGCTCTACAAGATTACGAACAAAGCTTTTGAGAACAGAATCAGCATGAAGGGCGACATTACCCTTGGCGAAGAGGTGTCTCTTGAGAAGGTCGATGCATGGGCGCACATGGCTCCTGAGGTTACAATCAGAAATCTTGAAACACCGCTGTTCGGATATTACCGCGTTCCCGGTGCAAATACGATTGACCCGTCTTCCCCGCTGGGGCTTTCCGTTTTCGCAAATGCGATTGCGGAGCTGAAAGCGATTGACATTGCTGTGAGCCGCAAGAACGCGGAGATTGAGGACAGCAAACACCTGACCTTCGTCGGGCAGTCCCTCATCATGAGCGCACAAAACCGCAACGTGGAGCTTCCGCGCTTTGTCAAGGGGCTTGGTATGGGCCTTAACGACAACGAGGTTTCTGCAATCCACGAGCACGTCCCGACTATGCTGACCGACCAACGCATCAAGGATATCAATTTTGACCTGTCTATGGCTGGCGTGAAGTGTGGATTTTCCGAAGGTGTGTTCGTTCTCGATGGTCAAACCGGTATGATTACCGCGACGCAGGTTGAAGCCGATGACCGGGACACCATCCAGACGATCAAAACGGACCGTGATGCGCTGCGGGACGCTATCACTCAGGCGCTCGCCGGTGCCGATGCCCTTGTTACGCTTTACGACCTTGCGCCGCTGGGCGAATACGAGGTTAATTTCAACTTTGGAGACGTGACCTACAGCTACGAAGAGGACAAAGCATCATGGCGTGCATACGTCATGCAGGGCTGGGTACCGAAATGGCTTTACTTCGTGAAATTTGAGGGCATGAGCGTGGAAGATGCAAAGGCGCTTACAGCGGAAGCGGATGCCGCCGCTGAGAAGGCACAGCTTTTCGGTGTTGAGTAGGAGGTGCGGCAATGCTGACACCTCAGCAGATTCTTGATATTCTCGACACGCTCTACCCGCAAATCGACGAGCTAAACGCATGGATCACGGCAGACCTTATCAAACGTGTCATGGCGCGTCTGGGACACGGAGAGAGCGTGTTTCTCACACCAACGGATGAGTGGCAGCTTCAGGTTTATCAAGCCGCAGGCGGGCATCTGGAAGCCGTACAGCGGGAGATAGTCCGCTGGACAAAGACCTCTGACGTGGAAATCAAACGCATATTTGAGGACGCCGGAATTAAGGCGCTCGCCTATGACAGCAATTTCTATGTTGAACACGGGCTTGCCGGTATTGACCTTGCGCAATCTGAGGGAATGATCCTCCTGCTTGAGGACACCTACCAGCGCACGGCGGGAACCGTCCGCAACTTCACCCGGACAACCGCGCACGCAAGTCAGCAGCAGCTTATAAAGGCACTGGACACTGCACACTTCAAGGTTACTTCCGGTGCGACTTCATACACGCAGGCCGTACAGGAAGCCGTCAGCGGCATCGTAGACACACAGACGAAGGTCACATACCCGACTGGGCACGTTGACACGATTGAAACCGCTGTGCTGCGGGCTGTGCGCACAGGCGTTGCGCAGGCATCCGGCAACATGGCTGTTCAAGGCATGGAGGAACGCGACTGGGACGTTGTGCTTGTGTCTGCCCATCTCGGCGCTCGTTACGGCGACGGCGGGCAAAACCCCGGAAACCATTTCTGGTGGCAGGGCAAATTCTACAGCAGAACAGGCAAAACGCCCAACCTGCCGCTTTTCGTGGAATCCACAGGGTACGGCACCGGCGAGGGCTTGTGCGGCTGGAACTGCCGTCACAGCTTCGGTCCCGGCGATCTGCGGCACAATCCGTATGCGCAGTATGACGCCGAAGAAGACAAGAAGGCGTATGACCTAAGTCAGAAGCAGCGGACGCAGGAGGCGCGTATACGCCGCACAAAGACAAAGCTTGTCGGACTGCGGGAGGCTATCGCAGGCACGGATGACCCGGAGCTGAAAGCTACACTCGAAGGACAGTATGCCAAGGCCGCAAAGCTGCTTGAAAAGCAAAACCTCACCTACAACCAATTTTGCAGCGATAACGGTTTGAAGCGTCTTTCCGAACGCATTCAAATTGCCAAGTGGACGCGGGAGGACGCAAGAAAATCCATTGCCGCTGCGCGTTCATCGAATACCCGATAATCGCAGAGCCGTCACAGGCTCTGCTTTTATACGCCCTTTTTCCGGTGCAACGATCCGGAGAGGGTACAAAAATTGGACTGTCGGCGGTCCTAAGAATGCCGAAAACGGCCAGACGCTGCAACGTCTTAAATATCTGCTATTGCCGTTATACAGGAGGTTACATGAAAACCGAAGAACTTATCGCATTGGGGCTGACTGAGGATCAGGTCAAACAGGTGTTTGCGCTCAACGGGAAAGACGTTGAGAACGCAAAAGCCGCCAAGGACAAGACCATCGCAGACCTCACGGCAGAGCGCGACGGCCTGAAAACCCGTCTTGATACTGCCGAAACCACGCTGAAGAAGTTTGAGGGCATTGACCCGCAGCAGATTCAGCAGGAAATCCAGACCTATAAGACGCAGGCGGAGGAAGCGGAGAAGAAATATACCCGCGAGCTTACGCAGCGCGATCAGAAGGACTGGATCACTAAGAAGCTGGATGAGTACGGTGTTTCTTCTCCCTTCGCCCGCTCCGCTCTTGAGGCCGAATGTATGTCTGCGGACAGCGGTCTGACATGGAAGGACGGCTCCTTCTTTGGCTTTGACGACTTCATGAAAGCCGCAAAAGCCAAGGACGACGGTTTGTATCTGACCGCCGAAGAGAAGGATGCCGCTGAAAAGGCGGCAAAGCAAAAGGAAAAAGCACCTGCTTTCACGGGACCCACGGGCGAACCCGGTTCCGGCTCCGAGAAATACACCCCGCCCAAAATCTTTTAACATGAAGGAGTAATGATTTATGCCTCGTATTACCGCACTGAACATTTTGCTTGATACTACCGGCAAGGAATACCTTGCTGAGCTGTACGGCAAAACCATCGAGGGCGTCCAGAAGGCGCTTATTTCCGGCCCCATGAAGAACATGGACCTGTCCGGCGATCCCGTTTCCGGCACCGTCGAAGCCAAGCGTTTTGTGAACGCCACTTCCAAGACCTACGGCACCGCCCGCACTGAGGGCAAGGGTGACGCTGTGAAAGCAAAGCCTGTCACCGTCGCTATCGACACCGACAAGGAAATCGTGGAGGAACTGGAACAGAAGGACGTCCGCCTGTACGGCGTTGACGGCGTTCTGGACCGTCGTTCCGCAAACCACATTCTCCGCATGGCGGCTGAGCTGGACAACGCTTTCTTCGCCGCCGCTGCTGGCTCTGCCACTGTCCTGAACCTGTCTTCCTACAAGACCATTTCCGATGAACTGGAAGCCATCATTCAGGAGTGCGAAACCACTCAGAACGACTTTGTGGACGGCGTACCCCGCTCCATGATGCATCTGGTGCTGTCTCCGAAGTATTACGGCAAGATCCGTAACGACCTTGACAAGCAGACCAACAATGCCAATGTCGATACCGGCACAGAGGAATTCAACGTATGGCACGGTGTCCGTGCGTATAGCTGTGTCCACCTGCCTACCGGCTGTGACTACCTGCTTCTGGTTGACGGTGCTGTAGCTCAGCCTGTCATGGCAGACCAGTACACCGCTGAGAAGATCCCTCTCTCCAACGCCTACGGCATCGAGCTGTTCTACCACTACGGCACCAAGGTTGTCACCCCTGACCTGATTTTCAAGCCCGGTACCTTCACCAAGGCGACCGAGTACAAGGCCGGTACTCAGTATTACACGCTGGCTGACGGCGTGTACACCGCTGCTACTGTCGAGAGCGGCACCTTTGCCAGTGGCACCTACTACACCATGGCTTGATGCAAGGAGGACGCTATGCTGTTTCGTAACCTGAAATCAGGCAACATTGTAGCGGCTACCGACGAAACCAGCATCGAGCTGATGCAGCGGTCAGCCATCTACGAAGCCGTAGAAATCGCCCCTGCCGCTGAGCCTGTTCCTGTACGGACGGAAGGCAAGCCCCGGAAAAAGGCGCAGAAAGCTGAGCCTGAGCCGGAAACCGACGAAGTAGAGGAAAAGCAGGAAGGCTAAGGAGGCGCTAATATGGCATACACAGACTTTACGTTTTACAGCGGCAGTTTCTACGGTGACGCGCTGACGGAGGACACCGCCCCTAAGTGGCTTGAACGTGCCAGTGACGAACTGGACGCTATCACCTTTGGGCGGCTTTCCTTTGCGTTCCCTACCGTGGAAGCTCATGCCGTGAAGGTCAAGAAGGCTGTTTGTGCCATTGCGGAAGCCCTCTACTGGATCGATGTTCAGCGGAGGGCGTCTTCGGCGCAAAAAGCGGAAGACGGCAGTTATCGCGGGGCCGTTGCGTCAGTATCGTCCGGACGGGAATCTATCTCTTTTTCGACGAACGGCGCAAACGGTTCCGCATACGCCGCTGCCGCTTCAAGCGCCGAGGCACAAACAGAATTACTCAGCAGCATTGCCGCACGGTATCTGGCAAATATCCCGGATGCAAAAGGCGTCAATCTGCTGTATGCGGGAGGTGTTGGACGTGTACCACGACACGATAACGGTATTTAACTACCACAAGGCGTCAGACCGCTGGTACCCGTCTGTAATATCTAACGTTGATCTGCTTGTCACAAAAGCCCGAAGCGCAACCACTGCCGGAGGGAACAACGCCGATGCCGTGGATATCATCGTCCACTGCACGGCAGATAAGGCCGTGAGCACAAGCGAGGGCGTGAAAAGCTACACAAGCCCGAAGGAATATGCACGTTGTGAAAATCCGTCTGAGCGCATCACCTTCGCCCCGGAGTGTGATTTCCTCTATACCGGCGTATGGAACGGCACAGAATCGTTATTGGACGACGACCACGACGAAAGCCTGTACCACGTCATGAATGACGAGTATGACGGTGTTTACATGATAAGCTCCGTGGGCTTTTACGGTCTTCTGCCGCATTTTGAGATAGGAGGGCGCTGAAATGTCTGACTTCCCGAAAATCTCTTATTCAGACGGCGGCGTTCACGTAACGGTGGATCTCCGTGCATTGGATCAGCGCATGAAAGAAGCGCAGCAATGGCTGGGGGATCGTGTACTGGAAGACTGTAAGGCTTGTATGCCGCTGCTGACCGGCGACCTGCAACAGCGCTCCCATACAGAAGACGACGGAAAACGAGTGGTCTTTCCCGGACCGTATGCGCGATACCTCTACGGCGGCGTCGTGATGGTCGATTCTGTAACAGGAAAAGGCCCGCGTAAAATCCCTACCGGCCCCGGCGAATATATCCTGCGTTTCCGTAAGGGCGCAAAGCTCGTCGCGACTGACAGACCGCTGACATATTCTAACCCTCGCGCCGTTCCAAAGTGGTTTGAAGCCGCAAAGCAGCAACACAAGCAATTCTGGATCGACGGCGTGAAGGAGAAGATCGGAGGTAAGTAATCATGCCGTCAAAAACGGTAATCGACATCGACGGCTCCGAAGCCGTCAGCAAGGTTCTTTTGGACCTTCTGAACAGATTTCCGGGACTGGCATCCGGGAAATCGGTGCTGTTCTCTACGCTTGCAGACAGCTCCGGAATCGGCTTTTTCCCCGTTTCCGGCGCTGCGTTGCAGAGCAACAAGGAGGACGTGACAGGCCGTGTAAAGCAGGTTTGTCAATACCCGTTCAACATCATATACCGTGCGGCTCCAAAGTCCGAAACACAGCGTATTCGCATCAAGGAATACCTTGACGCGCTGGGTAAATGGCTTGAAAAGCAGCCGGTAACGCTGAGCGGCAAGACCTACCAGCTTGACGCCTATCCCGCATTGTCGTCCGGAAACCGCATAATCAAGGCAATCAGCCGTTCAAGCCCCGCCTATCTGAACAGTGCTTATCAGGACGGCATTGAAGACTGGCTGATTGCTTTGCGGCTGGACTACGAAAACGAATTTGATAGATAAGGAGCTTACATTATGGCAAAAATTGAACGCAAATATCTTGCCCATTTCCTTGACGCCGGTTTCGGTATCAAGGCAAACGGTGAGAGCACCTACACCCCGTCCTACGTTCGGCTCGGCAAGGATCTTGAAGAGTACAACGAAGAGCTGAACCCGGATGTTGAGGTCAACAAAAACATTCTGGGCGAACAGAACGTCGTCCACAACGGCTATGAGGTGCAGTCTGAGGTCGATCCCTACTACGCCTATACCGGTGACAAGCTGTTCGAGCAGCTTGCCGTTATCGCTAACGAGCGTAAGACCGGAGACGACTGCATCACCACGAAGGTTGACGTGCTGCTGAACGCGGACGGAACCGTTGAGTGGGCATACCGCGAAGACGTGTGGGTCATTCCGGATTCTGTCGGCGGCGACACCTCCGGCGTGCAGATCCCATTCACCGTCTACAACGCGGGCAACCGTGTCAAGGGTACCTTTGACCTTACCACGAAGACCTTCACCCCCAGCACAGACGGTTAAACAACCGCTGCCCTGCGTAAGCCGCGCAGGGCAGCCCCATTTTTAACAAGGAGGCAAATACAATGGCTGACAAAATCGTACAGCAGAATTTCAATGAAATCGTCATCGATGACGGTAGCGTCAAGGTACCTATCCGCAATAAGCACGGTGAGCAAATCGGAGAGTTCTCCTTCCGCCCTACCGATATCGGGATTATTGACCGCTTCAACAGCATGGTCGCTGATTTTGATAAAATCGTCGAGCCGCTTGAGAGCGTCAACATCAAGCCGGACGGAACCGTGGACGAGAAGAACGATGCCGAAGCCGCCGCTATGCGCGAGGCGGAACAGCGTCTTTACTCCGCCTGTGATACGCTCTTCGGCGGCAATATGTCCGAAGCGTTTTTCGGAAAAATGCATCCGTTTTCTCCTATCAATGGGAGATTCTATTGCGAAAACGCCCTGTCGGCGGTCGGCGCTTACATCTCCCGGCAGTTTGACCGTGAGGTAAAGAGGATCAACAGCCGCGTCGAGCAGTATACGCACGGTTATCGAACCGGAAAGCACAAGGGCGGTAATAACAATGGTCGGAAGCCTTCCGCGAAGTCTTGAGGTAAATGGCGTCACCTACGGCATACGCACCGATTTTCGGGATGTCCTGAAAATCATGCTTGCCTTTGGCGATCCCAACCTTGAAAACAAGGAAAAGGTGTACATATGCCTGTTTATCCTCTATAAAGACTTTGAATCCATTCCGAAAGACGATTATGAGGCGGCCTTCAAGGCCGCTCTCGCATTTATGGATCACAGTACGGCAGACGGCGACACAAGCGCCAAACCGCCGCCTTATGTGATGGACTGGGAACAGGATGAGAATATCATGTTTCCCGCTATCAACAAGGTTGCGGGCTTTGAGACAAGGACGGCGAAATACGTTCACTGGTGGACCTTCATGGGCTATTACATGGAAATCTCTGACGGCGTCTTTGCTAACGTTCTGAATCTCCGCCTGAAGAAGGCGAAGGGCAAAAAGTTTGAGAAGTGGGAACGTGAATACTGGAATTCCAATAAAAGCATCTGCGTTCTGCACACAAAGCTGTCTGATGAAGAACAAGCGGATAAGGATAGGCTTGACGCGCTACTCGGATAAGAAAGAAGGTGGTTAAATGGCAGAACAGGCTGACGGCTCTATTATCATTGATACCGAAATAAACTCTGACGGATTTAAGGCCGGAAGTGCTGAATTGCTTGCGGCTATCAAGTCATTGTCTGCTGAGATAAAGAATCTCGGACAGACGTTGACGGAAATCTTCAATAAGCCGCTGACACCCGAAATCAATACAAGTGGTGCAGAGGAAAAGGTTGCAGCCCTTGAGGCGAAAGTTCAGGAGTTGGAAACCTCCCTCAGTGAGTTACAGAAGTCCGGCAGCACCGGCACGCCGGAAACAGCTACACCGCAGGTGAATATCGGCGGC